GCCTTTGTATCAGCCACCAGCCAGCCTCATCAGCGGAACGACCCCGATCCCGTCATGCAGGGTCGTCGCGACGCCAGCGAGAAACCCCAGCCCCCGCGCCAGATCCTCACGGTGCTCGATGGCTTTCTGGGCCGCCGCGAATACAGCGTGATCGTGGGGCGAGGGCTGCCGGTCTGCTGCCGCCTCGAGGACTCTTGTGTCGGCCACCATCTATCCGTTTCCGTCATTCTTCGTCCAGCACCGGGGGCAATGCCAACCCCGTCGTCGCTGCGATCTGCTGGCGTTCCTCTGCCGAGGTGATCCCGGGCCGGGTGATCTCTCCCCGCTGCAAATTGTGATAGAAAGTGTCGTATGCCATCGCGCCGGTCTGCAGCGCCTCGAGCATCACGCGCAGTTCGTCAGGCGTGAGCCTGGCGTCGATCAGGTCGGTGTTGCACCGCACGAGGGCCTCGCCGGTAACGCCCGAGAGGTTGAGCATCATCGTCACGGTCTGCGACAGGCCGGCGTTGCACGCCTGTACCGTGCCGGCGACCGTCGCCTGCTCCCGGCCCTGCCGCAGCCGGTGCGTCTCCGCAGTCTCGGCGGCGTTCTTCTCTGCCTCGATGAGTCGAGCGCCAAGGGAAGCCATGTAGCCGACGCTGCTCTCGATTGCATCCTTGAGCGTGCCCAGCCCGGCGCCTGAGAACTCGAGCATCCCGATCTTGACATCGGAATCGCCGCCGGTCCAGGCCGTGCCGGAGCCGATCTTGAGCTGCTGATCTTCAGTCAGACCAAACACATACGGCGTCGGCAGGGCCGTATAGTGCAGCCCATGCCGATAGTCCGTCATCATCCGGTAGTGGTCGAGGTTGGCGTCTGCCAGCGGCAGCAGGGGCGGCTCTTCGGGGTCAGGGCCGAGGCTGCGGGAGTTGACGAACACAAACGGCACCATCGGCAGACGCGCCCCGCGGAACCTCGGCTCATGCGTGTCGAAGAGCACGAACTTATTGCCCGCCACGGAGGCTTGCCCGACATCGCTGGCCCTGCGCCAGAGGTTGACCAGCAGCAGCCCGTTCTCATCGAGGTGAACGTCTCGCCACTGGTCGATCCGTTGGAACTGGTAGGGATCGTCCCCGGCAGGGTCGTTCACCGACTCCTTGAGCACGACCCGCGACAGGCGCGGGCGCGGCCCCGTCTCATCCACCTGCCAGTTGACAATACTCTCGGCCCGGTAGCGGCTCAGATACGCCCGTGCGCCAGGCGTTGCCGTTGTCGGCAGGGACACGTACAGGCCCACGCGACCGAGGGCGAACACCTCGTCGAACGTTTGCTGGGAAAATCGCTCGATGGGCACGCGCTGCAGCGTCACGTCCTCGGTCAGCTCCTCGGCCTGGGCGTTGGGGAGCGTCGTGACCGTCTCCCGGCGAAACACCAGGCCGGACACCCCCTGCAGGGTGCGGGCCGTGGCGCCGTAGTAAAGGCCCCGCTTCGCATACGCGTCGTATTCTCTGCCGTCCATGCCCGAGAGCTGCGGCAGATACTTGTCCTTCGCCGCCTTCACCCGGTCGCCGTCGAGGGCGTCCCTTACCCGCTCCCACTTGGGGAGCATCGCGTCGTAGTCTGGATGCGTGCTGTCTACTGCCATCGTGTTGTCACCTTGGAGTTGTTGGGCCGCTCCACGGTCAGATACCCATCAGCTTGCGTTTCGTTATTGCACGGCTTGCTATCGGATATTCGTAGGACAGGTAATAGGACAGGGCGTCACTGATATGCGTCAGCGTTGCGTCGGCGCGTTTGTCGATCTCCCCTGATCCTCCAGCCAGCAGGGTGACGCCCTCGAGGTCGCGCACCACATGCGGAGCAGTCGCCGGATCGACCTTGAGGCGCACCGTGCCGTCGCCGGCCTTGAGGCGGGCGTTGGCTGCGTTGACTCGCGCCCGCTCTCGAGGGTTCGCCTTCGGCACGCGGAGGGTCAACCGGTCGCCGAATGTCGGGCGCAGTTCCTGCGTGACGATGTCCCAATCGCTGCCGGCCACCTGGGCAGTGCCCGAGGCGCCGCCGGTCGCGTCACCGTAGCAGATCACCCGCCCGGTGTGGTTGCCCCAATCCTGCACCAGCCTGCGGCAGACGGCCGGCGTATTGCTGTTGCGCGGGATGTACACCTCACCGATCACCGCCGTGCCGTGCTTCTGCTCCTGGCAGACCGCAGCCACGCCAGGGGCCACGTTAAAGTCGAAGCAGAGGGCAAGCGGCTGGGCGGGGTCGTAGCTGTCTCGCAGTTGGGCGCAGTGGTCGGCCTCGTTGAAGGGGTAGTAGCAGCGCCCCTCGAAGCTGACGAACGACCCCTCGTATTCCTGCTGGAACGTCAGCTCGTCGAGATCATTCCGGGCCGCGTCCACCTCGTCGGCGGGCAGGATGTCGGCCGACTTCCAGTGATACCTCGCCCACCCGTCAGCAGTAGCTGCCTGCTGCCACAGGTCGAAATAGTGATTTCTCCCCTCGGGCACGCCGATCATATCACACCAGCCGTTACGGTCGGCCAGGGCGGGGCGCACGTTCTCCGGCCACGCCTTCGCCTTCATGTTGCCGTATTCGTCGAGGACGCCGCCGTCCCACGGACTGCCCTCGATGCGCTCCGGCTTGTCAAGACCCACGATCCACAGTTCGGCGTTGGTCACCAGGCCGATGCGGAGTTCCGTCTCACTGACATCGACGACAAACTCCTTCGGCATCAGCGCCTTCAGGTCGGTCCAGTAGATGCGCTTCGCCTGGTCTCGAGTAGGCGCCGCAGCAAAGTAACGCGGCCGGTCGTGGTCGCTGCCGAAGAGGGCGGCTCGCACCAGCTTCCGCTTCGCCAACTCCGTCTTGCCGGATCGACGGCCGGCAGGCACCACGCAAAATCGGGCACGGCTGGCCCTGTATGCCTGCTGCGCCGCATGGGGACGCATGGGCGTCCAGCGATCACTCAGCCCCGCCACTGCGCTCCTCCATCTTCGTCAGCGTGGCGTGGATCGCTTTGGCGACCTCGTCAGGACTGTCGCCCTCGTGTGACTGCGGGCCGCGATCCGACCAGCCCATCCGCGCCTTCGTCCAGTAAATCGCCGCCGTGACGTTGCCGTCGATTGCCATCTTGTAAAGCGCCCCGGCGACCGCCGCGTTGGCCCGGATCATACCGCCCCGAAGCTCGTCCCGGTAGTGTTTCCGTAAGGTCTTCCCGGTGATGCCCACCGCCTCGGAGATGTCGTCTTGAGGGATGCCGTATGCGGACATCGCCTTGACAGACTTGCGGCTTTCTTCGGTGGGCTGGTGCGCGGGGGTCGCCATCAGCCAGCCGCTTGGGCCACGTCCTCGCCTGATAGCCGCTCTGCCTTCACTTCAGAAAACGTGCGGCCGTCGCCGTCGAGGATGGCTTCCTTGTTGGTGTATTCCTGCCAGCGAATGACAGCAAGATCCCCACATGCCGGCTCTATTTCCATCGCCAAACACGCCCGCCCCTGGCGTTCGGAAGCCAGTATTGTGGTGCCAGAACCAGAAAAGGGTTCAAGCACCACATCCCCGACATTGCTTGAGTTTTCGATTAACTGCTCAATCATACCGATAGGCTTTGCGGCGTTGTGATGTCTGTCATCACCAGATGGGCGACTAAAGCGAAGCATGTTCGGCTTATGCACCATCCGATGCCCTTTCTTGCCGTCGCTTACCATCGTTTTTTGTGGTGGATTTTTAGCAAAAAAGCCGATACCCTCGTAGGTATTGGCGTAATTTGACCCCAGGCCACCTCCGCCTTTGTCCCAAATCAGAAGATTTCGCGGCCGTATATCTGTCCTCTTTGACGCCTCCCATATTGCCGCCCAAGAACGCCAATCACAACAGACATACACATGGCCAAACAGCCTGAGTTTTCCCGACACAGTGCGGAAGAAAGCCTCGAAAAAAGGGCGCACCATTTTGTCATCTGTGATATCCGATCCGACGCCTGTCGCACTGCCATAGATTGCATACGGCGGGTCAGTCGCCACCATATCTACCATCGCCCCGTCACACAACCGATCAATGTCGGCTGGCAGGGTTGAGTCACCACACAACACCCGGTGCTTGCCCATGCACCACAGATCACCCGTCCGCGTGACAGGCTCGACAGGCGGCTCGGGCACCTCGTCAATAGGTTCCTCGCCTGCGTCGTCCTCCCCGAACAGCACCTCGAGTTCACCCTCGTCGAAATCAGGCAGATCCACGTCGGCAAAGTCGCCCAGGTCGAGGTCGTGTGTGGTCATAAAATCAAACACGCCCTCAGCGGTTGGTTTACCGTATGCGCTCGTCAGCTTCAGCAGCTTGCGAGCAGCCTCTGCCTCGGTTGCAGCTTCGATCTCCACCACAGGCACCCCGCCC